ATCCTTCAGCTCTCCAAGTTCCTGTTTGATATTATTTATATCGCTAATAATGTTGTTCTGTTGCGATCTTTTTCTTTTATAAGCATGTAAAGCGTTGTTATCTACTGAGAGAACAGCACCTGAGTTTTCATCTTTTAGATAACCATCGGCTTCTTTTATTCTTGTTAGACTCATATCCTATACCTAAATCTGTAGAGCAATAGCACGGAAGTCTCTGATCCGTGGAATATTCGATGATGAAGTTGATAACATTACAACCTTGATCTTAAAGTGTTTGAATCCAGTAAACGTTACGCCACTGCTATTTACATATTGTACCTCATCGCTCGATCCAGTTTTATTCGCAGTCGGAACTGTAAACTCGTATTCCTTGAAATCTTCTTTATTTTCTGGATCAGAAACAACAGTCGTTGATGTGACCTGTGTCATTTCAACATACGACCTATCATCGAGAGTATCACCATCTTCGGCGTGAAGTATCTTATAGTAAACTTTAATGTTCGAAGTTGCAGGTCGGTATGCTGCAAGGAATACCTTCAGATCTTCAGCATCCTGACCTTCAGCAAGATTGATCGTCTTAGTGATATATCTTGCGAGTGCATTACCGCCGCTCGATCCATCCTCTCCTGTTGAGTCGTTATTGATAAGGTTCTCAGCGATAAACAGAGCAGACCTATCGTTATCGATACCAGGCGAGTGTCGAACGTTTGCTGCGTTCTTTAGAACGGCTTGTATCTCTGCCGACTTTGCGCTTGCGATATTTGCGATCTCATTTGATCGACTAAGTATAAACCTGCGATTCTCGGGAACTGTTGGGTTGTTGATGTTCACCTTTCGGAATGCAGTATCTCTTGCGCTTGCCGAAGTATTCAACTTTGCATTCATATCAAGAGTTGTATCCTGCAATGCAAAGTTAGAAGCAAACGTTGTAAAGTTATCGGCGGGTAGATTATCGACCGATCCGATAGTAGCATCCAGTCCACTGATCTGTCCACGAATAGAATTCGTTGCTGCAAACGAACCGCTGGGTTCCGACAGATGCAAGAAGGTGTTTGACTGTGTAACTGAATCAAAGTGCAGTATCTTTCCGGTAGGAGTACTCTGACTCGTTATGACAGCAGTTGTTTGTGTCGGCGAACCATTCGCAAACATCACTCGTATGGTTTCACCGTTTGTAAACTTAGCGGCTGTTGTAACTTCCTTCAGTACCGATGTGTTGGCCGTTGTGCTAACGACAGTACCGTTGGCTGCAGATGTATTTCCTCGAATAGTAAAGTTAGCATTGGCTGATGGCTGCGTTGTAAATACTAACGATGTTGGTCCATGAACTTCTTCTCCGACTCTATCGAAAGCTCCATCTCTTGCCGATAGAGTAAAGTATTCACGATCGAGGTTTTTGAATACAGCCGTTCCGGTTTGATTCGTACCGAAGTTAGCAAAGTATAACTTATACTTTACGTTCTCTCCGATGATAGGAGTATACGTCTCATCGTTAGATGATATGAACAGGTTACCATCGGCAGGTTGTGTTACGATTCTATTGCCGGTTACGAGATCAGTCTCTCCGAGCCGTGAGATATAGATAACTGTATTTTGATTGTTCTCATGAGGCTTGAGTACGATTGCATACTGGAATCCGGATACAAGATAAACCGGCGTTTCAAATACAATCGGAGTAGGAGAAGAACCATCAGTACTTGTGTTGATATCAGCAGCTGGTACTTGCACCTGTGAGAAAGGAACTACCTTTTCTGTGATAAACGAAAGTGATGGATCCATCTCTCTAATCTCAACCGTTAGACCTTTGCTCGAGTCCTTTGACGAGAAGAAGAGATCGATCTTAGTAAGGAACATTCCTGGAGTGTTAATGTTATCAACATCGTCGACAAAGAATGATTGAGCAACCGGATCACGTCGGCGTGGTGGCGGAGTAAAGATCTGGAACTCAGTACGTTCTGGTACTGCAGCAAGGTTGAATCCCGAACGGGTCGAAACAATACCTCTTCGTGTTGTAACATCCAATCCAGTCGCACTATATACTGCAGATGCAGCAGAAGTAACTGAACCAAAGTCATCGCTGTTCTGTGCATTATCACTAATACGTAGTATCTTATCGCCGTTTGTGAATCTAACCTGGTCGTTTTGTGGCAATCTGTAGTTAAAGAAGAGATCACCGTTGGAGTCACTTACGAGTGCGGTACCTTCAGACTTTGTATTTGCAAAGCTACTGTTTGCTTGTGATACGAAACTATTGACATCAGTATCATCGAAGAATACAAAGTGTTTTGTACTCGGCTTAAGTCCATTCACATTGACTTGAATTACTCTTGATCTCATGAAAGGAATAATTCCAACGTCCACAACACCACCGAGATCTTGCTCGAGTGTTTGACCGGCCTGAACTTGTAATCTTGTAGTGATATTCTCAAAGGTTCTTAGTCCGAAGCTACCACCCGCGATTTGTCGATCTACTGATGTATCGAGTCGACCTCCAATGAAATTATTCAATGCAACGAATGCATCGGCAAACTGACCAAGATCGATATTGACTTCGGGCGCTTGTGTTACATCTTGGAAGAAATCAGTCTGTGGATTCAAACTCATGAATCCTTCATAGAAGAATAATGAACCAGCAGTGTTACGAGTATCACTCGCAGTATCCTGTATCTGCACTGCATCCTGAGTATAAGGTAACGTAATGAGTTTACCATCATCGGGAACCTTCACTTCAGATAAGGCTCGTGCTGTACCAGAACCTCCACCCGTTGCATTACCACCGCCGGTTGTAAATGTACCACTTACATTTTCTAAGTACAATCTATCTCCAACTTGATAGAGCAACTTACCGGAAGCTGAACCCTGTGTGATCGTCTCACCGTTTGAATACGTACCGCTCGTTGATATCGTAAGTCGTACATCTTTCGACTTCGCAGTAACGTTACTTGAGTTTGCACTGCGGAATGAAAGTTGAGCTTCATCGAGTTTGAACTGAGCTCTTGCTTCCTGATCAGTATCATTGATAGCTGTTGCATAATCCGGATCGTTAAAGTCTGAACCGACAAAGTCGGAGAACTGATCTACCATTATTCCGTTTTTAAAACGATCTGCGCCGCTCGCATCAGCAAGAAATGTACTCTTAGTTTCAGCTTCAAGCAATGACAGAGAAGTATAGTACTCGAGATTGTCGATTCTTTCTTCGAGACCAAGTATATCTTTCATTGTGTAACGACGTATACGTTTGCCTCGTACCTTAATAGAAAGATCTGGCCGACCCTTCGCAGTCGCGGTAGAAACTCTGTTTGCTGTTTCCTGTGGTAAAGATGGATACGGCTTAACATCAATAATAGCAACAGTCATACCATCAGATGGCTCAGGAGGTGTAACTGGTTTTTGAGCTGGTGTTCCTTTAATAACTCGGAAGATACCCTTTGCTGTAAGAACAACTCGATCAATGCGTGATAGATAATATTCGAAGTCAGCAGTAAAGTCTTCGTTCGGTGGCATATAACGTAAGCCACCTGAAGGTTCAACGATAGCCGTCGAAGTTGCAGGGTTACGAGAAATATTCGTAAGGCTTGTTACACTGTTTGCTGTATCGGTAATACGAGGACGAATGTCGATCTGATCTCTTAGATCGTAGCGAGTACCCGATACTTTGCTTGTGAATACTGGAATCTCTTGAGTTGTGATAGCATTCGTATTTGCTGATCCATTTACATCATCGATAGGATATGAATCAACTGAGAAGTAACCGATACCCGACGACGTATCATGCGTAAAGAAGTCCATCTTTACAAGATAAACATCTCCATTAGCTATCGATCTTGTTGATGTTGACTTTAACTTCAGCTTAGCATGATCATATAGGTTATCAGTCATGCCGCTATCAAGTTCAAAGTCAGACGTAACATCAGTTCCATCTGATGTAGCTGCAAAGAAAGTATTGCCTGTTTTCAAACGTACTTCCTGAAGCTTGTGGCCATCAGAAAGACCGAGTGGCCATGGACCAGTCAAACCATGAGTTGAAAATCCGGCGCTGATGTTTAATTCAACTAATCGACCCTTATTAATAACTTTCGCAATCTCTTGGCCGTTGACTTTTTTCTGCTCACTAATTACTGTTGCTGCAACCGTGCCGCTCAAGGTTTCTTGTATATCAACGGTTGCGCTCGTAGCAGAAGCAATATTTACCGATCGTGCTGTTCCGTCTCCACCAACACCGTTCAGCGATATCACCTGGCCTGGAGTAAAGAACTTGAATACAGTTGCTCCGCTGAGACCGGCACCTTCACCAGGACCATAGTAGTTTACAGATGTTGCACTGTTAAGATTTGAAATAACATACGTATTCGATTCACCCTGTAGTTGGATCTTATCACCGACGTTATATTTAGTACTAACCGACGTAAGACCTGTAACAGTATTTGAATTAGCAACACGTGCCGCAGTTGTATCTCTTGCCGTTGCGCTATTTGCCGTAGCTCTCATAACAATGTAGAAGTTATCACGTTCCTGCGCCGAGCTCAGAGCACCGGTTGAGAAAGCCCACTCTTCGTTTCCAGCGCCACCGGTTGTAATTGTAAATGTACCGTCGGCAGCTATAGTAACATCTTCTGTCTTTAAGAACCTGAAGTCATTATCGATAGCGCCACTTGCATCACGAATAGTTTTTGTCGCACCAGCACCTATTGTGAATAGACCCTTATTGAACTCTGTATCTATAAGAGCTGTACCTTTGATATCAGCAAATCCATCGAATGTACTATTATTAAAGTAGACCGACTTTACATTACTAAAGTTATTTGCAGTCATTCCTATATCATAAAGATATAGATTGTAAACACCGTTTGCATCACCCTTAGTGCCACTGCTGTATTCGATTGCTCGTACTCGAGCTTCACCGATCTTTGTACCGCGTGGTGATTGTGCTGAGTAACTGTTATTTGCAACTGCGTTCTGTTTTAGATTATAGAGCTCAACGCGATCATGTCCGTTAACATCCCATGTACCGACAACATTATCTACAGTGATATAGTTTCCGTAGTTAGCTGGAACCGTACTGTTCTCGACCTGTTCAACATCCGTACCCTTATCGACTGCAACGTGTGTACTGATAAACTTGTCAATCTCAAATCCTTTAACGTAAGCTTTACCTGGAGCTACATCGATAGATAGTTTATTTACATCGCCACCATTAGCAAGAGTAAACACACCGCCATTGTTTGCAGAATTGAGATGCTCCCTTGGTCGAGTCGTCATACCACGAACGAGATAGTCACCTGACTCATCAAAGGTTCTACGAGCGATGTAATCATCGATGACTGCGTATATCGGCTTATCGGTTCTGAGTTCAATGTTGCCGTTTGTAATACGCACTCTCTCAATGAAGTTTTTGTCGTTCGTATCAGAAACTGTACGAGTTGTAATTACTGGATTGAGTTTTAATCTATCTGAACCTGGAGCAGCATAGTTAAATGATCCCTGTGCAGGATCTTGTAATGAAGTATCTGAAGCCTGTGTTACGATCTGCTCGAGTACATCATAACCGACACGTATTGTATTGTTGGAAGAATATCTTCCTATGATAGTATTAGCACCACTTACATTGACGAAGTGATCCTTAGCAAACATGATACCAGCACCGAGTTCCATACGTGCTGCATTACCGACTACATTTGTAGACTGTGAACCTTCCGTACAAACATTTGCTGATAAAGATGTATTCGATGTTAATCGTTCACCGCTGAGAACTGCAGTCGTAGTGTTGTTAGAACCGCCACTCGTATAGTAGACATAGAGAGTCTTTGTGTTTGGTGTAGCTGCTTCACTGCCGTCAAGGGCATCGATAACATGCGCTGTGATGCCACTCGTTGTACCGGTTATAGTTGATCCTACAAATGCTGCAGCGTTTGCTGAAGTTCCATTATTATCGTTATCGCGAATCTTAATGTATCGAATCTGATCACGATCGTATTTGACTTCGCATCCTTTGACTACGCTGCCTTCTTTGAATACATGCTCTCCGAATCGATCGATCTGATTCTGTAGCATGGTCTGCATCTGAGTAAGTTCACGTGCCTGAACCGCAAGTCCAGGTCGGAATAGCATTCGATGAAAGTTTTTCGTTTCATCGAAATCATCATAATATGGGTCGACGTTTAGATTCGTCGTTAAGGATCCGGTGTTAGCAAGTGCCATTTATACTTTCCTTAGAATTTCACGACCAGCTTAATGTCTTCGATCTGATCCGTCGCTCGAGCGATTGGGCCTCTATTTTCTTTGTACAGCACATCGCCCGTATATGGTGCTAGAGAACCATACGCTATAGAGCCCAGCGTTGCAGTGATACCACTTGTAAGTCCGGTAATTGTTTCGGAAGCAGTGAACGTACCGTTAGATTTAGCATCAAGAACCTTGACCGTGCCCGTTGTATTTGCGCTGTTAGTATTAGCAAAACTTACGAACTTTGCAGAAGCTCCTGATGTATTGCCGCGAACCGTTTCATCGAGTGTATAAGCACCCGTACCAGATACGCTTGTAACCGTAAAGTTAGTAGCTTGGTTGTATACTGAACCCGTGGCAACTGTACCATTCGCAAACTGTGGATCACGAATGATTCCTATAGAACGGAAGTCATTTGTTGTGATGAATGTATCAGATTCTGAACCACTCAGCTGTACATTAAGAATAACATTATGTCCGCCGAGTTCATCAACCGGATCCTTACCGTGGCCGCCTGGAGGCGATACGAATGCTTGACCCGCACCACCCGAACCATGACTGCTATTAGCAGTGATAGCAACAGTTGCTTGTGAGTAGTTAGTTCCGGTAGAAATCATATTGATGTAGTTTACTGCACCGG